TCAACATCCCACCGAACCACGCCAAGTCAATTACGATTACCGTAGATTATGTAACTTGGAAGATAGTCCAGAATCCTAACTTTAGAGTCCTGATAGTATCCCAGACTCAGCAGCTTGCAGCAGACTTTCTATATGCTATCAAGCAGCGCCTTACCCATCCAATGTATGAGACCCTACAGCAAGCCTATGCTGCTGGAGTCGGCTTTAACTCTAAGTCTGCTACCTGGACTACTACTAGAGTCACCTTCGGTGATGAACTCAGAGAATCATCTGAGAAGGACCCAAACCTAGAAGCTGTAGGTATTGGCGGTCAGATATACGGTAAGCGTGCCGATATGATTATTGTTGATGATGCTGTTACCTTAAAGAACGCTAATGAATTTGAAAAGCAGATTAGATGGCTTACCCAAGATGTTAGATCACGTCTTAACCCTACTGGTAAGTTAATTGTTATCGGAACCCGCGTTGCCTCTGTAGACTTATACAAAGAACTACGCTCTCCTGATAGATACCCTGGTGGTCTGGTCCCTTGGACATATCTGGCAATGCCAGCATTACTTGAAACCAATGAGGACCCCACCAAGTGGGTAACTCTCTGGCCTAACTCAGACCAACCCTTTGATGGGCAGAAAGACTCTGATAAGACCGAAGAGGGTTTATATCCTAGATGGAACGGTAAGCATCTCTATGCAGAACGTCAAGCTATGGATGCTCAGACTTGGGCTTTAGTTTATCAGCAGCAAGATGTTTCAGATGATGCCACCTTTGACCCTGTATGTGTAAAGGGCTCTATTGATGGTATGCGCAAATCTGGTAGGCTCCAGATGGGAGCCCCAGGCCATCCTAAAGATTTGACTGGTTTTTCTTTTGTATGTGGACTAGACCCTGCAATGGTTGGCGATACCGCCGCTATCTGCTACGGCGTAGATCGTGTTACTCATAAGCGCTACATTGTAGATGCTATCAAGATTACTAGACCTAGCCCTGCTCAGATTAGACAGTTGATTATTGATTGGACCAACGTCTATGCTCCTGCTGAGTGGGTTGTAGAGCGTAACGCTTTCCAGTCTTTCCTAACTCAGGATGAAGGTATCAGACAGTTCCTAGCATCTAAGGGAACAGTACTTAGAGAACATCATACTGGTAATAACAAATGGGATGCAGGCTTTGGTGTAGCTTCTATGTCAACCCTGTTTGGAACTAAGCAAGCCGATGGTAAGCACCACAGAGATAACATTATTCATCTCCCATCAGATCAGACCGAGAATGTCAAGGCTTTAATAGAACAACTTATTACCTGGTCACCCACTACTAAGGGTAAGACCGATATGGTGATGGCTCTATGGTTCTGTGAGATTAAAGCTAGAGAATGGCTTAATAACGGAATACATACCACACACCATATGAAGAATCCATTTTTGTCTCGCTACGAACGAGGCAAGCGTCTGGTAGTAAACATAGACGAGTTACTAGCAGAACAACAACGTCAATTTATCTAAGGAGCAATTATGCCAAAAGTAGGAAAAATGGAATTTCCATATACACCAAAAGGTAAGAAGGCCGCTAAGTTGGCTAAGAAGAAAGCTGCTATGAAGAAGATGGGCAAGAAGAAGTAATGCCAAAGAAGCCAACGCTTGATGATTTTATTGCTAAGAAGAAGAAAGTTCCTTCTAAGAATAAAAAAGGTTCTGTTCCACCAGATTACGATGTGATTCTACCTGGTATGGGATACACCAAGCCTACCAAGAAGAAACAACCAAAGAAAATTAAAAAGAAGTAAGGATTAACAATGGCTAAAAAGAAAGCACCAGCAAAGCGTCCTGCAAAGACTTCAGAAAAAACTAAAAAACTTGCTACACCTAAAAGCAATGTCCGTGTATGGTCTAAGTCTCCAAAAGTATCTAATAAACAATATAATAAAAGTTCTACTATTAGAACTAACGCTGCAAAACTAGGTATTGATATGACCGACAATGCTATTAAAATTAAAAAAGAAAATGCTGCAGCTAGAGCTGCTGGCAATGTAAAAATAATTAAAATTCGCAGTGGCGGCGCAGGCATTGGCGGTATGTTCGGCGTAAAGAATAGATAAGGAAAAATGCTTACAACCAAAGAGGTTATTGCTAAGGTATCACGGTTACAGACTAAGTACTCAGCGCGTGATCAGCGTATGCGTGACGTGCTATCTGTGCGCCAAGGAGACATCAGTAAGGTTTATCCTGCTATGTTCTCTGAGGAATACCCAAAGCCTCTGGTTGCTAACTTTGTAGATGTAGCTGCACGTGACCTAGCAGAGGTAATGGCACCACTGCCATCCTTTAACTGTTCAGCTACCAATATGGTTTCAGACTCAGCACGCAAAGCTGCAGATACTAGAACTCGTATTGCAAATTACTTTGTATCAGCATCTGAGTTACAGATTCAGATGTATCAGGGTGCTGACTGGTTTAACACCTACGGTTTACTACCAGCAATGGTAGAGATGGATTACGAGACAAACAATCCTAGAATCCGTTTGCTAAATCCTTTTGGTGTCTATCCAGAGATGGACCGCTTTGGTCGCTGTATCTCAATTACTCAAGTAATGAATACTGATGCAGAGACTCTAGCAATGCAGTATCCAGAGTTCTATAATCAAATTATTACAAACAGGAACTATGCAAGTAGCTCTCCTTATATCACAATGATTCGCTACCACGATAAGGACCAAGATTTAATCTATGTTCCAGATCGTAACAACTTAGTTTTATTAAACCTACCTAATGCCATTGGTAAATGTTTAGCCCGCGTTGCAATGCGTTCATCCCTAGACGGAGAAGCACGCGGTCAATTTGATGATGTTCTAGCAGTACAACTTGCTCGTGCTCGCTTTGCAGTATTACAGATTCAAGCAGCAGAAAAGTCTATCCAGGCACCTATTGCTATTCCGCAAGATGTACAGGAACTAGCACTTGGTCCTGATGCGATTATGCGTTCTGCTAATCCGCAAGGTATCCGCCGTGTTCCATTAGAACTTCCACCTGGAGTCTTTACTGAGTCAAGCGTTCTAGAGCGAGAACTACGTTTAGGTTCTCGTTATCCAGAAGTACGTAGCGGTAATGTTGATGCTTCAATCATTACAGGTCGCGGAGTACAAGCCCTACAAGCTGGCTTTGATACACAGGTACGTGCAGCACAAGCACAGTTTGCAAGACTATTCACCGAGCTAGTATCACTTAGCTTTGAGGTGGATGAGAAAATCTTTGGTTCTATGACCAAGGAAATCAAGGGAGTAGATGACGGTACTCCGTTTAATATGAAGTATGTACCAAGTCGTCAGATTGCTGGCGAGTATGGTGTAGATGTTCGCTACGGCATTATGTCTGGTATGAATCCAAACAATGCCATTATTGCTTTACTACAGATGCGAAGCGACAAACTTGTATCAAGAGATTATGTACGCAGAGAAATTCCTATGGAGTTAAATGTCACTCAAGAAGAGCAGCGTGTGGATATTGAAGAGATGCGTGATTCTTTGCGTCTTGCTGTTGCTCAGTATGCTCAGACCATTCCAGCACTTGCAGCCCAAGGTCAAGATCCTTCTCAGATTGTTTCTAGAATCGCCGAGGTTATTAAGGGTCGCCAAAAAGGTAAACAACTTGAGACGATAGTTGAAGAAGTATTTGCTCCAGAGCCAGCTCCAGAAGTCCCAACAGAAATGATGGGCGAACAAGTTCCAGCAGCAGGTATGGCCCCCGTTCCTGCCTCGCAGCCAACTCAAGAACAAATGGGTGCGGCCCCTGCTGCTGGCTCTCGTCCAGATATTGCTACATTACTCGCATCTATTGCAGGGTAGGGAGGTGTAAAATGAAAAAAGGTGGTCGTGCAAAGGCTCCAATGGCAAAGCCAACTGAGGGCAAGAAGGATATGAAGAAACCAGCAGGAGGCAAAGTTGCTTTTGGCTATGCTGGCAAAGCTCGTAAAGGCAAGAAGGCTTAGTTTTATAGTGAGAGGATAGAGCGTGGAAGATAAAGATTACGTACCACGCTCTGTCACTCTCGCAGATTTCTTTGTAGTTATATCAGGTTTCTTTGTAAATATAGTCCGAGCTGTAGAGATGCTCGCATCAGAACTTTTAGATTTAGCAGTGTATAACGCAAATAGAACAACGAAGGTTTCCAAAGTGTGGGAACAATTTACATCAGATTTAGAAAAGATGGAGGATCCAAATGGCTAGAGGGCCTATGGCAGGTGTATCAGGACCTGGTAAATTCTCCAAGAGAACAGATGGTTTATCTTTTGAATCAACAGAGTACGGCTCAGGTGTTGAGAATGCTGCAATTAAAGCAGGAGCTCCACTAGCAACAACTCCAGATGTACGTGCAACATCTCGTTCAGAGATGGGTATGGCTCCAAGTCAGATGGAACCAGTAACTCCGCTATATGCTCCATCACAGCGTCCAGATGAACCAATCACTTCAGGAATTGCAATGGGTGATGGACCAGGACCAGAAGTTTTAGGAATGCGTCCAACACCAGTTGAGAAGTATTCAGATACTCTGGCTAAGTTGTTACCTTACGATGAGTCTGGCGAAATTGCAATTCTGTATCAGGACTTTATTGCGCGAGGATTGTAGTGGAGAAAAATCTAAAACTTGCATCCGCACAAGCTAACTTATCACCTACTGATAAAGAAAAAGTAGGTGCTATATCTAAACTTGTCGGCACTCATAAGAGTTTACTTGATATGCCTGCTAATGAAGCGCGTATTAAGTTTCAATCTTTACCAACAGATCAACAAGAAACACTTAAAGATACTTTTGGTACTAACCCTGAACCCAATAAAAGAGGTTGGTTAGGTACCGCTTGGCACTATAGTGGTGGTCAAGTAGTAAATGCTTTAACTGAAGCGTCAGATTTTATGACACGTTTGTATAGAACAGGCGCACTTGCTTCGGAAGCAGGTTACTTTAAGCCTGACTTTACTAAGACACCTCTAGATAAAGTAAAGATTCTTACACAGGCTTGGGATAAGTCAGATGATAATGGTGAACTTCTTTACAACGAGCAACGTATTTCTAAAGCAACTGCTAAATACGGATCTACCCGCGTCAAATTAGCGCAGCAAGTTACAGAAGGTCGTGACTTAGCAGAGATAATTGCTAACGGAACACCTGAAGAAAAAGAAATTGCAGCTCTTGCTGCACAAAATAGGGACCCATTGTGGCAAGATGCCTATGATGCAGTCTTTGCTTCTAAGTATTCACCAGGTAGACAGATAGCAAATGCGTATCTACCAGAAGGCTTAGAGGGTTCAGGATTTCTTTACAAAGGAATCTCTGGAATAGCAGATGCGTCTTATCGTATCTTTGCAGATCCTACTATTTTCCTAGGCAAAGCTAAGAAAGCCTATGATGCAGCTCATTATTCAATTATTAAAATTGCTGGTTCTCCTAAAAAAGTAGACGAAGTATTTACTAAGCCTGAAGTAGTAAACTTCTTTAATGTATACGGTAGCCAATTAGATAATTTAGAAAAGGCTCGTAAGGCTAAAAATATTGTAGAGGCTGAAAAGGCTTCAACAATGTTAAAGCGTATAGCGCCAGAGTTTGGCCCTGCTGCTGTTGATGAGTTCTTAAAAGCTGGCGTAAAGGATTCTGCTACCGCTAAAAACTATTTTCAAAATAGCGTAGATATGCTTGGTATACTAAAAGGTCAGGCAGCCCGTGAGACTCCTTTAATTCCACGTTTGACTGCAGGACGCAAGGCTCGTATTGCAGCACTTACTGCTGGCAATAAAGTTCTTAATATTGACAATGTAGGACAGAAACTTGTATCTGCATTGTATGGAGTTGGACCACAGTATGAAGATATCCTTACAGGTATTACTGGTCGCTCTGATGAAATTGCTGCACTAGAAAAACAAGTTGGCAGAATCAAAGGGCCAGACGGAGTAGTCCGTTTTACAGCTAATCAAATTCAAGGTCGTATTGATAGATTCGCCCGTAAGTTTACAAAGGTTCCTAATCCAACCTCTACGGTATTTGATGTATCAGGACCAAATGCTGTTGAACAAATTTATCGCACAGCGCGTTTAACGAACTCTCGTTATCATAGCAAGATTATTGCTGAAGCATTTTCTGCAGGTGACGAAGGTCAACGCATTCAGATTACTAAGGGACTTTGGAATACCATATTCTCAACTCGTGGTGTTCGCAAAGGCGACCCAGGTAAAACCTTTATGGAAGAGTTTGCAGGTCGCGGTTTAGCAAAAAGATATGCTGCAGATATTGTTGTAGATGGAACTCGCGTAGGAAATCCTGCTGAATTTGCTGGCGAGCAGATGGCTTTGTTCCCATATCAGCTATCATCATCAATGGTTATCCCATCAATAGTAGATCTTGATAGACTTACAGCGCGTCAAGGTTTAGTTTCTAAGATTGTAGGCTTATCACATAATAAGTGGGTAGACCAGATTACATCTGGTTGGTCATTCTTAACTCTTGCTGGTCCACGATTTGCTATCCGTAACACCATTGAAGATGATATGTTCTTCCTTGCACGTGGTCGTAATCCTTGGGATATGGTCAAAGGTCGCCTATGGTCTACTCGCGTTCGTATTGGTAAAGGTGTAGCAGGAGAAGAAACATCTTTACAGAAGTTTAAGGACACAGTATTTCTTAATAGTGAACAAGGTGAACTTGGCGCTATAAATAAATTCCTTAGATCTGATGAACTAGAAGAGTTTGCAGGTAAGATAGCTGCGGCTACTGATGAGAATGAAGTTCGTTCTGTTATGGCAGAAGCAGTTCTTCGCCGTAAACTAGCCTATAAACTTGATAAAGAATCTGCTGATATAATTGCTAATGTTGCTAAGTACGGTGACTTAGATTCATTACTTGCTGATGTTTCTGAAGGCGCTAAGAATGCTGTTCGCGGTAATAGTCGCTACAGCAATATAGCAGATGATGTATCCCGCTTTGGTAAATTAGAAGCAATCACTATTGATGGTAAAGCCTATAAGCGTTCTGTTGGAGATAAGGCTTTTACTCAGTTTAATCCTGTTGCAAGTGAGCAATCCAAGGTAAGTTGGCTATTCCAACTAGGCGTTATGACCAATGATGACCTAGGTCGTGTCGCTATTAGATATCTTGAGGATGATGTAACAGCAGTTGATGAGATGGTTAAGTTTCTTAAGAACTTACCAGCGCAAGAAAAGAAAAGATTTCAGCTTTATTCAAAAGGCGTAGATGAACGAATCCACGCTCAACGTGCGTACATTGCAGTACGTAATCTATTCTCTGATAAGAATGGTAAGATCAATAGAGAACTTCTTGATAAAGTTAAAAAGACCGATAAAGATGGATACGTTAAAGTATCAGCAAAAGAATTAAAACTTGTAGACCTACCAGATGATCCTAAGTTAGCACCAGAGTTTATCTCTGGACCAACCTTGGTTCCTGTCGCAGATTCTGATAACTTCGTTGCAGCTCTTTATGATAAGGGCTGGGATGCAATGGGCGAAGCTAACGCTCGCTGGTCACGTGAACCAATAGTCATCAATGAACTAATTCGTTTCCGTAAAGAGTTAGATAGTTCGGGCTTTAGCGATAAAGTTATCAAGCAGTTTACTGCCAATAAAACAGATGAAGCCTATGAGAAGGCTTTTAAGTCTGCTCAACGCCATATCAATACAATAGCTGAGGACTTGGCTAAGGATAGCGCACTTGCTTTCCTAGATAATCCAGCAGTTCGTACTCAACTTGCTATGACTGGTCGTAACTTTGCTCGTTTTTATCGCGCAACTGAAGACTTCTATCGCCGCTTTTATCGCACAGTACGCTACAACCCAGAAGCAATCACTCGCGCATCATTGACTTATGATGGTATTGCACACTCTGGCTTAGTACAAACTGATGATACTGGAGAATCATACTTCTTCTATCCTGGCACAACTGCTATGTATCAAAGCGTAGATAAAGTTATGCAGGCTTTTGGTCAAGAAGAAGCAGTTAAAGCTCCAATGCCTATAGAATTTTCTGCTAAGTTAAAGATGATTACACCATCATCTAACCCAGATTCATTGTTCCCAACCTTTGCAGGACCTGTATCTGCTCTATCAATGAAGGCTATATTTGCTTTAGTACCACCTTTAGATAAACTTGAAAGAGTTTTCTTAGGTCAATATGGAGAAGACCAACCTGTTGTAAATGCAATTTTCCCAGCGCACTTTAATAGATTCCTTGCGTTGATGGATAGAAATGAACGTAAGTCTCAGTTTGCATCAGCCTTCCGTAAGGCAGCTTCATACCTTGAGGCTACTGGTCACGGATTAAAACCAAAGATTGATACAGAAACTGGTCAAGAGATTCCTATTACACCAGGAGAACTTGAGAAGTATCAAGATAAACTAAACGCATCAACCTTTACTGCCCTATCTTTACGTTTCGTATTAGGATTTATAGTCCCAGCTCCACCTCAAACTACGTTAAAGAGCGAGATTGCTGACTGGGTACGCCAGAATGGTCAAACAAACTTTAAGCAGACCTGGAATAACCTTGTTGAAAAGACAGGCGATTATGACAAGGCTATGCTTGAGTGGGTTAGATTATTCCCAGACCAAATGCCGTACACAATATCTGAATCTGAGAGCAATGTTGTAGCAATTATTAGCGCTAACGACAAAGCCAATACTTGGATTGACAAAAACAAAAAACTTCTTGAAACATACCCAGAAGCTGCATCTTTCTTTATTCCAAAAGAAGGTGAGTTTGATTTTCGTACCTATAAACTGTTAATCAATATGGGCTTAAAGCGTTCAAAGACTATGGAAGACTATCTACGTGAAGTCAATACAGCCTTTGACGAAAACTTCTATTATGACCAACAAGACCAGTATGAAGCAGAACTTGCCAATACTTACAATGACTACGCAAAGCGTCAGTTAAAGGAACAATGGTCACGCTGGTCAGATTCTTTCAAGAAGGCTCGCCCTAATCTACAAGAAGAACTAGGTAAAGGCGCAGAGCGTGGAGTACAACGCTCGCAGGCACTTTCTGATTTGGAAAGAATGTTAGCTGATCCTACCGTAAAACTTGATCCAGCAGTTCGCACACCTATTGAAGGTATGATGACTGTCTATAATCAATACATCAATGCACGTGATTCTGTATACGGCAATGGTACTTCAGCAGAAAACTATAAAGACTTACTAAAGCAACAGGCTAAAGCGGAACTAGAGCGTCTATCTAAGACAAATCGTAATGCACAAGATGCTTACTTTGCTCTATTCTCAAGACTTATCAGAGACTAACAGGAGATACACGTGGCAGGTGAAGAAAACCAAGGTGCGTTTTTTAACAACTGGAAAAATTCAGCTCTTCCAGCTAGTGGCTCCACTATCTCCAATGTTCAAGGCGGATATGCTGGATATAAAGGTGGACAGTCATCTGTATCTGGAGACCCTTTTGCCATAGATTTACTTAATTCCTCACCTGCTCAAATTAAAGCAATAGCAGATTTATTAGTTGCTGCTGGATATCTTAAAAAAACTACAAACAAATATAATAAAGCATTAGCAGATGCTTATAGCAACGCTAATAGCGAGGCTGCGTTTGAAGCATCAAGAAGTGGTCGTCCTGCTTTAAGTACACGTGAATTTTTAATTGAGAATGCTGCACCTAGTGATGCAGGCGGAACCCCTAGAGGTCCATCTACTCAAAAAACTACCCGCATAGATGATGATTCTACTGCTGATGCTCGCGTAGCAAAAGTACTTGAAGGACTTGGCCTAGAGGCAACTCCTGAAAGACTCAAAGAGTGGCGCAAAAAACTTCAAGCAGAGCAAAAGAAAAACCCTATTACTACCAAGTACTCTGTTAAAGATGGAGTAAATGTTGCCAGTACTACTGGTGGACTTGATGACGATTTCTGGCTAGAGCAAAACATTGCAAAGGCTTTTAAGTCTGAGATAGATGCTAATGCTCTTAAAGATCCAGAAATTGAAAAGCGAACAAAACTTAAAAGCGTATACAATCAAGTAATTAAAGGTTTAACTGGTGATGCTCTAGCCTCTGCTGGTGCAAAGACTGAGTATGGTCGCGGCCTTACTGAAACAATCAATAAAGTAAAAGAATATGCTTTGGAATCTGGCGCTACTATTACAGATGATGAGGTTAGGTCTTTTGCTGAACAAATCTACGACAGTGGACAAGAAACAGATAGTGCTACTATTCGTTCATTACTACGCGGTAAAATTGTTGTAGGTAAAGACGGAGTTCTTGGTGGTAGAGCTGGTAAGAACCTAGCAGACTTAGTTAAAACTGCTAAGGCTAATGGTCTTGACCTGAATAAAGCCTTTGGTGGTCAAGTCCAAAACTGGCTACAAAGTATTGAGCAAGGTGAATCTGTAGATACTTACAAACAGATTATCCGTAGCGTTGCTAAGTTAGGTCTGCCAGATAAAGTCGGTGGATTACTAGACCAAGGTGTAGATCTTGATACTATCTATAGTCCTTATCGCCGTCAGATGGCAAGCCTACTTGAAGTAGATGAAGATGCTATTGATTTAGATGACCCACTACTTCGCTCTGCTATTGGACCAGACAAAGAACAAACTTTATATGACTATAAAAAAATGATTCGTAAAGACCCACGTTGGCAATACACAGATAGCGCTCGTGAAGATATGTCATCAACTGCTTTAACTTTATTACGTAACTTCGGATTTCAGGGGTAGATAAATGGTTGACGAAAGAGATAGATTACGTAGACTCCGCCAACTAGAAGCGGAACAAAATCCTCCTGCACCAACTAGGGTACCTATGGGTCCTGCATCGCCTGCATCTTTTAGAGCAGCAGAAGAATCAAACGCAGGTACAACGCAAACCCCAATAGTTGATGAGCAAACAAGAATGGCTCAAACTGGAGCCGTAAGCACTCTAAAACCAACTGGCGCACAAAGAGCAGGAGGGACTATTGCTCAACGCGAACAAAGATTTGCAGAAGAACTTGCTGCCCGTGAAGCATCAAAGCCAACAACAGATCCTGGTCCAGGAAATATCTGGTCATATAGCGTTGCTGAAGGACGCTGGAAAAAAGTATTTACTGGCGCTGGCTTAGGAGCAGGTGCAGGAGCAGGAGCTGGAGCTGGAGCAGGTGCAGGTGCTGGTGCAGGAGCTGGTGCAGGTGCTGGAGCAGGTGCAGGTGCTGGTGCAGGAGCTGGTGCAGGAGCTACAAGTTATACAGCCCCAGATGGCAGAATCTTTACTGACTTAGCAGCTTACAATGCTTACATTACAAAGCTAAAAGCAGATGAAAAATTAGCCAAAGGTGAGTCAGCTTTTAGTATATTTAGAGGATTTTTAGCTCAATATGGTCTTGAAGGATTAGCAGCAGATGTTGAAAAATATAAGATAGATGGTTTATCTGATGATGAATTACTAATACGTTTACGTACTGAAAGCACTGCCTATAAAAATAGATTTAAGGCTAATGAAACTCGTATTTCTAAAGGTCTACGTGCTCTGACAGAGGCTCAATACATTGAGCTTGAAGACCAATACCAGGATGTAATGCGTAGATATGGTCTACCTGAGTCTTACTACACACGCGGTGATATGGGTCGTCAAGAAGGATTTGAAAAGTTTATCGGTGGAGATGTATCTCCTGTTGAACTAGAAGATCGTATCCAAACTGCACAAGACCGTGTTATTAAAGCTAACCCAGAAGTTTCTAAAGCGCTTCGTGAGTTCTATCCTGAGATTACTGGTGGAGATATTCTTGCCTACGCTCTTGACCCTGACAAAGCAATTACTAACATCAAGCGTAAAGTTGGTGCTGCTGAAATCGGAGCAGGTGCAATGCAGGCAGGTCTTCAAACTGGACTTGCTAGAGCAGAAGAGTTGCAACGTTATGGCGTTACCAAAGAGACAGCTCAACAAGGTTTCGGAACTATCGCTAGTGGCCTAGAGCGTGGTCGCCAACTATCAAACATTTATCAACAACCTACATATACTCAAGAAGTAGCAGAGACAGAAGTCTTTGCCCTACCTGATGCTGAGAAAGCACGCCGTCAAAGGCGCAGACTAGGACAACTTGAGACAGCCACCTTCAGTGGAACAACTGGAATGACTGGTGGAGCACTAGACCGCGAACGCGCTGGTCAATACTAAGGCCTGCTAACGGGACGACTGGTCCGTTAGAGAGATATCAAAACCAGTAGTAGAAGCCATACAGAAATCCCCCAAGTCTGTATGAGGTCTACGTCAACTTAAAAAGAAATGGGAGAAGGACCTATGTCCAACTACGACTACGAAGATGACGACTTTGATACATCATCTAATGATGGTAATGATCTCGTCAAACAGTTGCGAAAAGCAAATAAACAAAAAGAGAAAGAACTAGCTGAACTAAAAACTCAGTTTGAATCTATCTCTAAATCCAACCGTGAACGAGCAATCAAAGATGCGCTTGCTAGTCGCGGGGTAAACAGCAAAATTGCTGCATTTATCCCACAGGATATAGACCCAACTGAAGAGTCTGTATCTAAATGGCTGGAAGATTATGCCGATGTATTCGGCTATGAAACCCAGTCTAACCAGGCTACACCTAATGTAGATCCAAAGCAGGCTGCTGCATATCAACGGATGACTAATGCTGTAGAACAGGGAATTACTCCTGAGTTCCAAGCAGACGTTCATCGTAAGTTGATGAATGCAAGTAGCCGTGAAGAACTGGATGAAATTATTAGGTCGTCTGGTCTCTAAGACCGAACCTATCCGAAAGGTAAAA